GTAAAGATTCATTTTGCGCTCGTATGAGTGCCGTGCCCGGGCCAATGAAAAAACCAAACGGTGAGCCGACCCGTAAAAAGTTGGCACTTGATAAATGGAAGTGTTGATATGGCAACAAAGAAATACGTACCTTTTGAGAAGTCAAAAAAAGACGTCGAGAAGAAGGGCATGAAGGAAGGTTCCAAAGCCGACATGGCTCTGGATAAAAAGCAGGCCAAGGGTAAGGTTCCAGCCTTTTTGAAAAAGTAACTTAGGAGTAAACCGTGAACCACGAAGACCTGTTTCTTAAAGAGGGCGCGAGCTATTTTGGCAACCGCCTGATCTGGCGCAATAAGGATGTGGGCGTGATCGCCCCCGGCGTACCCTTGGTACTGACACCTGAAGGCGAAGACGTACTTAAGATGCTCCAAGGCATTACTGACGTAGAAGTCAAACCCGCCAAGTCAAGCAGGAAGTCTAAAGAAGAAGCTCCTGTTGATGACGTATCGAAAGATGTTGTTTAACTAACGCGTTAGTTTGTGGTATAAACACACTAATGACGAAACCGGACGAGCTTGAACTTTTCGACTACCTCTCTCGACAGCACAAGTTGCGGGAATGGCTCAAGTTCAAACTCGACGGTGACATGAAGATTTTGGTGCAATCTATCGACATCGACCAACTCCGCAAAGCCCAAGGGCGAGCTGCGTTTATTGAGTCAATGCTAAAGCTGATGGATGACGCACCCGCTGCTTTAAAGAAGTAGCAAAACAAAAACCCCAAAGCGCAGCAACGCAATGGGGTTTTCTAACCACAACGTAAGGTGATACGAAATGGCTAAACGCATTTTACCCGTTCCCGGGGTTTACAGGATTACTTGCACCACAACAGGCAAGTTTTACATTGGGTCTTCGTCGAAAGTCTCGCACCGCTGGACTAAGCACAAAAACGACCTCTCCAAAGGGCGCCACCACAGCGAAAAGCTCCAAAGAGCTTGGGACAAGTATGGCGCTGGCGCGTTTGTTTTTGAGGCATTGGAGTTGACACCTACCCCGGCGGAAGCCCTGATGGCGGAACAAATTCTCATAGATACCCTGCACCCGACCCTGAACGTACTTACCGTTGCGGGTAGTTGTCTTGGCAGACCGGCATCCGAAAAACAGAAAAGCGCGGCCAGAGCAGCTCAGCTCGGTAAGCCTAAAAGCGAGGAAACTCGTAGAAAAATATCAGAAGCGTTGCGCGGTAGAAAGATTACCAAAGAGGCACTACTTTCACGAGCGACAAGCCCACTCGTTGCGGCGCATCTGGTCAAACTGCACGAAGCCCATAAGGGTACGAGGCACACCGCAGAGCACATTGAAAAGATACGAGTGTCGTGTTTGGCGTACGCAAGAAACAAACTTGCTAACACGTTAGCATGTGTGGTATAAACGCGCTAACGGATAAGCCCTTTCGAGGCTCCGATGGATTTCCCCAGTGAAAACTGGTTTTTTAACTGTCAAACCGCCTAGCGGAACAGGAGTGTATTTATGGGATTACCGAAACAGGTGCAAGCCGCACTGGACGCCGCAGATTTAGCTTTAGCGGAGGCAAACGGGGAACCCCCGACCTCGCAGGACCAAGCCGAACCTGTACAAGACGTAGCAGACCCGTTTGCATCACAGAGTAACCCCGAACCGCAAGTGAGTGTCGAGGAAACGCCACCTGCGCCGCAACCTAAAGACGACGTATGGCAAGCACGCTATTTGTCGCTTAAAGGAATTTTTGAAAAAGAAGTTCCGCAGTTGCAGCATCAGGTAAAAGTTTTGCAGTCCGACTTGTCCACAGCCGTAGAACGGCTCAACCGGGCGAGCGAGCAAAAAGAGCAGACACCGGAGCAGCCACAAGTTGCGGACCCCAGAGATGTTGAGAATTTTGGGGCGGATTTAGTGGACATGGTAAGCCGTGTTGCATCCCAAGCGATTGGTCGTGCATCACAGGTGCTTGACGCGAAGATTGCTCAGTTCGAGAGCCAGATTGCTCAGTTGTCAGACGCTATGAAGGGCACAACCCAACAAGTTGCCGTGACAGCCGAACAGTCGTTCTTTGACCGGGTGACCAAGTTAGTCCCGACTTGGGAACAAACCAACGCAGACCCTAGCTTTTTAGCTTGGTTGGCAGAGGTGGACCCTGTGTACGGAATGAACCGTCAGGCAGCACTGGATAGAGCTAGGTCGGAGTTAAACGCCGAGCAAGCCGCAGCTGTATTCAATGCCTACCTTGGCCCAAAGAAAGCCGCCCCTAAAGGCCCCGACCCTCTGGACAAACATGTTAGCCCGAGATCAGCATCAACGGCGGCACCGGCCCCTATTACGGATAAACCCGTGATAACGCAAGCCCAAGTCACAGCGTTTTACGACGCAGAGCGACGTGGAGCTTACAGGGGTAACGAGGCCGAGTTTTTGCGGCTTGAGGGAATTATTAACGCCGCGTTAGCGGAAGGTCGAATCATTTAAAACCGACCCCCGTTGCGCGGCCACTTTGGAGTAATTTGAAATGGCAAACGTATCGAACATAGTTTCCGCCATCGGCGGACGCGAAACGGGTCTCACGATCACCAACACCACCAATACGCAGGCGGCTGCGATTGCTAACCAGACGCTGCCCGGCATGAGCAACGTCATCTCCACGATGGCTGCTAACAGCATGGCTGCACTGCCCGTGCTACCAGCTGGCTCTATGGTTATTGTGACTTCCACAGTTGCCACCAACACCTTGGCAATCTTCCCACCCGTTGGCGGAACCATTTCTGCAACCAACAGCGTGGGCACTTTGAACGCATCCGTGTCAATGGCTGCGCAAGGTCAAGCGGTATTCCTCGCACTCGGCTCCAACAACGGCGCTGATTTCCACCGCATCAGCTAACCCAACCATTTAGGAGATAAATCATGGCTATCCAACGTAACAGTTCAACGGTTTTCCCAGTATCCGCCCCGTTCAACACCGCAGTTCCCGCATCGGGCAACTTCATCCCCTCAGTCTGGTCCGCCAAGCTGAACGCCAAGTTCTATGCAGCCACCGTTTTCGGTGAGATTGCCAACACCAACTGGCAAGGTGAAATCAGCTCTATGGGTGATAAGGTCATCATCAACACAGCTCCTACCATCACGGTAACCAACTACTCCGTTGGCGGCGCTGGCTTGAACTACCAAGTCCCACAGGCTGACGTGCAGGAGATGAACATTGACAAGGCCAAGGCTTTCGCCTTCCAAATCAATGACGTGCTGGACTACCAAGCCAAACCTAACTTGCTGGACATGTTCTCGGCTGACGCCGGTGAGCAGATGAAGATTGCGATTGACTCCACAGTCATTTACAACACCATCTTCTCTGCCGCCGCTGCCAACCAAGGCGCTTCTGCAGGTGGAAAGTCTGGTTCGTTCAACTTGGGTACATCCGGTTCCCCCATCGCTATCAACGCAACCGCTGGCGACGCTGCAAACGTGTTGACCAAAATCTTGCAGATGGCCTCTGTGCTGGACGAGCAAAACGTGCCTGAGTCTGACCGCTTCTTGCTGTTGGACCCCGCCACCCGCGCTCTGTTGATGAACACCAACTTGGCCCAAGCCCAGTTTATGGGTGACAGCCAGTCTATGGTTCGCAACGGCAAGATCGGTGTGATTGACCGTTTCACCGTGTACGTGACCAACCAGCTGCCCTTTGCAGCCGCTAACGCGACCGTGTGGACCTCCGGTGCAGGTGACGAGACTTCCATTTCGGCTACCACCAACGCAGCCCGCCGTCGTGTGATCGTGGCAGGTCACAAGTCCGGTATCACCTTTGCCAGCCAGATTACTAAGATGGAAACCATCCGTAATCCTTCTGACTTCGGCGATTACATCCGCTCACTGAATGTGTTCGGCTACAAGGTTGTTAAACCTGAATCACTGGCTGTCTGCGTTATTTCTTGAAACTAACGTGTTAGCTTGATAGAATCGGCCTAGCCCCTAAAAAGGCTGGGCCTTTCTTTTTAAGGATTTATGGCAACAACTGCACAAATAGTTATCGACCGCGCCGCCATCTTGCTGCACGATACCTCGTACGTGCGTTGGCCTGTTGCCGAGATGATTAACTTTTTGAACGACGGGCAGCGCGATGCAGTGCTGATTAAACCGGACGTTTTTACTAAAACTATTGTTTTCCCCCTCGCTGGCGGCGTTCGCCAGCCTATTGTCAGCCTCACTGACATACACCTGTTACTCAACATTACGCGCAACATAGCAGCTGACGGGGTTACCCCCGGACGAGTTATACGCGTTACCACGGCGTCGTTGCTGGACGACGTTGACCTTGACTGGCACTCCAGTACCCCGGGCAGCACCATTGTTCACTACACCTACGACCCCGCTACCCCGTTCGTGTTTCAAACCTACCCACCTGCAGTGGCGGGCACCAATGTCGAGATGGTCTACTCTGCCATCCCCCCACTTATCACACTGGGGGCTGATTTCATCTCCGTGCCAGACAGCCTGAGCAATGCCATGACGCACTACCTGTGCTACCGGGCCATGAGCAAAGACATTGAATACGGCGACAACGCCACTAAAGCCGCAGCGCACTACCAGATGTTTAAGGAAGCGCTAGGCGTAGGGTCCGCAGAACAACTCCAGCGCAGTCCGACGCTGGCGGCAGCGCCCTTTAACCCGACCAACCCGACGAGTGCTAAATGAGCGCAGTTTCCCTGTTTCTCCCCCGCTTGCTACCTTGGGTGACCGGTTGCTCTGAGCCTTTAGCCCGCCAGTCTTTAGTAGATGCGGCCATCGAGTTTTGTGAAGAGACTCAGCTCGTGCAGCAACAGTTAGCTCCGGTAGATGTAACCGCTGGCGTTGGAACTTACACGTTAGCCCCTGCAGCCGACACCATAATCGTCAGCACCATGAAGGTCTGGTACGGCGGCACACTGCTTACCCCCGCCCCTACGGCTGAAATAGACAGCATCCTTGCGTTCAGCTCCGGTGTCACAGGGCTTCCCCAGCAAATGAGCGAGCCAAGGTGTTTCTACGAGCTTTCCCCCGGAGTTATTGGGGTGTACCCCCTACCGGCACAGACCGTGACCTCGATACTGAGCGCTCGCATTGCCACTAAGCCAACCCGGGCAGCGACTACCCTCCCAGACCTTCTCTACAACGACTGGGTTGAGGCCATTGTGGCGGGCGCACGGGTGCGCATCCACTCTATACCGGGTAATTTTTTTAGCGACGACACCAAAGCAAGGGAGTCCGATGTCAGGTTCCGCACATTCATGAACCGCGCTAGAAACATATCCAAACGCGGGCGTATCAACAGCTCTATGTCTGTTAAGCCCAACCAATTCTGAGGTAGAACATGCCACGCGCACAGCTCATAAATAACGCCCGTACCACCCTAGCCTCGGGGGTAACCAATAGCGCCACAACATTTACTGTGGCAACCGGCGGGGGCGCAGCGTTTCCTACCACCGGGTATTTTTACTTGACCCTGCTGGATTCGTCCAACATCCCGGAAGTTGTGAAGTGCACCAACCGAAGCATTGACATATTCACAGTTGAGCGTGCTCAAGATGGCACCACTGCAAGAGCGTTTGCTACGGGAACTACGGTCTCTTTAAACCTAACCGCGGCGGTTATCAACGAACTCCTACCCATTTCCGACGCGGTATCTACCTATGCCACGATCACCAACACGCAGAACAGCACCCACCTTATGCTGTCCTCGGTCAGCGGCACCAACAGCATTACAGGCAACCTGACCCCTGCCATCACAGCCTACACAGTAGGACAGGCGTTTAGGTTCATTTCTGCTGGTGCCAATACAGGCGCGGTAACCATCAACATCAACGGGCTCGGTGCCAAGGCAATCACCAAGTCAGGCGCTACAGCGTTGTCTTCGGGCGACATACCTGCGGGTGCAGCGGTCACCATCATCTATGACGGCACTCAGTTCCAGTTGTCCAGCGGTGCTGGAAGCTCATCCGGTGGTGGTGGCAGCGGCGGCGGTGGAGCTACAGGTGCGGGAACCGACCAAGTTTTCTACGAGAACGACAAACTCGCCACAGGCTCATACACCATTGGAAATGCATCGATCAACATTGCTTGCACGTTTACCAACGGCTCGGCTGTTGTCACAGCGGCCAACACCTTCGTAGCAGACCAGCCTGTAAGGTTCAACACCGCAGGTACGTTGCCGACCAACTTCTCGACATCGGCCTTCTACTACGTCATCAGCACAGGGCTGAGTTCTTCAGCGTTCCAAGTCTCATCCACCATAGGTGGGACGGCCATCGTTGCAGGTTCTGCTGGTACAGGTACACACACTGTTGGCAAAGTCAAAGATGTCATGGTCAACCGTGTACTGGCCGTT